TTGAACCTAGAATTGCATACTCAATGGCTGCATATACATAATCTTCAAACATTTTGTTTACCGTTACGGTACTATCATTTCCATTCTCCATACCATCAGATACATACTCAAGGACAATTAATTTATCCTGAAGACCTGAACTGAAGTTAATGACTCCACCTTTAGGATTTATTTTAAAGGTAGGATTATTGTTAGCAGTCTCAGTGTTTAATCCAAACCTTGCTCCAATGTTTCTTTCAAAATACCAATCCCCCCCGTCATTATATCCGCTAAGTCCATTAAAAGGAGATTGCGAATTTAAATAAATGCTTGGTTGTATAGAGAAAATTCTTGTATAATCTAGTTCTGAAAATTGAGGAGACAATGCATTGCCGTCTTGGTCAAATAAAATCTTGCCTGTGTTGTCTTGAAGATACGCTGAAGACCAATTTGTCTGAATATTTTCGCTGAGAGGGAATAACACTCCCTCGGTTTGCACTGATATTCTAACCCAATTGACATAGTCAGAAGGTAAAACATATCTAAGTTGGTCATCGATACTTAACTCTAGTACTTTAATTTCCTTAAACGCATCGTAGTTTAATTCTTGTATAGCACGTTTTGCGTGAAATAGAATCTTAAACCTTTCTTCGTTATTTATTAAGCTATGGTTTCCTGCATACATCAACATAAAATTGTTGACTATGTCGTAGAGGGATACATATTGATAAGAACCCCAATTAGAATTTTCCGGAGCAACTCCTCCGTTTTCGTAATACTGATATTGTGAAATATATGCCATCGTATTTATTGTTCTGATTGGTTATCTAATTGTTCAAGACCCTGTGCAAATTGAACTGCACTTGCTTCACGGATAGACATACCTGCATATTGAAGTATCTTACTTATCAAGTCCGGCTCACAATCAAGTGGTAATTCAAAGTCTTGATAATCAGCTTGCGATTGGTCAAATGAAGGTTCTCCACTTACCAATGTAATAAACGTCCACTTAGGGTCTAAGGGATACCTAATATATTGTGATGCTACTTGTCCTATGTTGTTTATAGTATTAGGAAAAGCAAACATAGTATTGTCCTGCTGCGAGTATGCAGGGAATGTAAGAGTAGGCTTTGTTAAAATAGAATTATTCAACATAGTAATCTTGCTATGTGTAACCTTTTCAGCCTCCTCTACGGAGTCTGTGTATATATTATATACTATACCATTTGAATTAAATGGTTGAGTTTTAACAACACTCTCTGTAGCTGATAAAAGTGTTTCAGAAGCTACTGATAAAACCGTAACATATTGAGTAATACCATCGCTAACTAAACCAATGACATTACCTGCCTTTACCCCATTCGTTATGAATGTAGCATTTGCATCTATTAAATCTGTTTCAGGTACTGCGACACCTGTAGTTGTACCACTTGCTATAAGGTTGTTATATATAAGAACCTTATTTAAAAGGTAGTAGTCGTCTCCTGTTGTCGTCTGAGACGGCAAAGAATATACGTTAGTATTTGTCGGAGGAATAGTACTAAGAGTAAGTGGGTTAAATACGGAAAACATTTCAATAAGTTCCTCTAAACCTTTTCTTATATCCGCATATCCCGTACCTGACTGACGAGCATTTTCTTTATTTATCTGATAGTTGTACTGATAAAAATATGTCTCGAATAAATCTAACTGTGCCTGCTTTGCAAATAAATTGAAATCAGAAGGAGAGACATATCCGTAATTATTTTTGTTCAGTACAGACAGAACTGTATTTCTCACTGAGTTAATCATCTATAAACCTTTTAGCAAAGATAACAAAAAAAAAAGACCCCTTCTTTTTGAGAAGGGGTCTTACACTTATAGAGCATTGCTATATTATAGTAATTTCTCAAGTAGTTTATAGTTTTCAATCCCATCATCTGACTGAAGGAATGATGATACTATCATCATAGGCTCTTCGCCATAAGGAATATTTAACATTTTTGTTTTATTTGAAGTGGTATTAAACCATACTTCTTTGTTGTTTTTTCTAAAGGCTAATAAACCTTTTTCAAAAAAGAGTGATACGTTAGCTTGCAATTTTAATGCAGGGTCATTAATCACATCAAGAAAGTCTGCAGGGTAATTCTTAGCATAAACTAAGATGTCTCTACGAAGTTCTGATGTAGATACCTTAGTTACATCTCTATTAAAAAGAACTCTTGATACCATCTCTATTTGGTCTACCTTCATTCCTCTTGCTGCAATTAGAGCATCAACTTCAGCATTAAGTCTTTCAACTTCAGCATTAGCATCACGCTCCTCGTTAATTTCTTCAAATCCCACTCCATTTAATGGGTGAAAGTGAAGGAACTCTTGTAGTACAGGATTGTTTTTTAAGACAGATAAAAACCCATCTTCAAAGATAATAGGTTCTAAGACTGCGTTTCCATCTTGCTCATCTTCGAAAGGACTTTTTTGGTTTCTTGCATATCGCAGAGCACGATTACTTCCTTGTTCTTCATCAAAATGTAAAAGAGGGAATTGTGTAGTGTGCCTTGTTGGCAACATAAAAGATAAAGGGGATGCGTCTTTTGTTAGCTTGTATACCTTATCGGTAAACACTTTTTGTTTTGTATTCATTATAATATAATTTAATTAGATTTTAAAAAAAGGGAGTGTCTTTAAAGACACTCCCCTGAATTTATTTCTCCTAGTTTTGGAACAAGAAGAAGTTGTTTGCACCTAAAGTACATACTGCTCTTTCAGAAAGGAAGTTTACCTCCATTGCATCAAGGTCAGAAGTCTCAGCACCACCGGCAGAACCTGTAATCCAAGTCTTGTAACGTCTGTCTTCTGTTTCAGAAGCACGGTAACGCACGTGTAGGAAAGGACGCTTTGCGTTCTTACCAAGGATTTGGTCATATACGGTAGTAGAACCTGCAGGAACTAACAATCCACTTACTTTACCTGAACCTGCTGCAGTTGGTAAACCACCACGCATTGTTGGGTCATTCAAGTATTTCCAATCAGACTTGTAGAAATCATAACCTCTACGGAATCCTGTGAAACCTAAGTTAAGAGCCATGTCCTTGTCGTTTTCGAAAAGACCATAAGAAGACCCACCTGCTCCATAAGAGTTTTGTGCTGCCAACATATCGTCAATTGAGAAACTAAAGTTTCTGTCAACAAAGATTACGTTCTCTTCGATAGAACCTTGCTTATCTAAACGAGATACGATAGTATCAAAGTCTGCAAGTCCAACAGGGAAACCACCGCCCCATACGTTACCACGTAGATTAACTACGTAGAAAACACCTTCAGAACCTTTGTAGCCTGCTGCTTGAGCACCTGAAGCGGGAACAGCACCTGCTGCTGCTTCTGCAGGAACTGCCTCAATCATTGAAGTCTCTAGGTAATCATCAAAACGTAGACGAGTCTCGTGCTCTGATTTCATATACCATAGGTAACCGCTTGCTCCGTTCTCAGTAGTTATCTCTATCCAACCAATTTGAGCCATATCAGAACCTGATACTGCGTACTTATCTTTAAGGATAATTGGAGAATTTTCAAAGATTTCGTCTTGAGCCTCTAAAGAACCTACCATTCCTTCAGTTCCTTTTGCAAATTCAGAACCGTAAATGAAGATAGTAAACTTGTTTGCTACTGCTGCATTAGTGAAACCTGCACCTTCATAGAAAGCTACAGTAAAGGTATTTGCTCCTACTGCTACTGCAGTAACGATTGCCTTATTGTTTGTTCCACCTGCGTTGTCAGTAATAAAAACTGTTTGACCAACACGTACCGCAATTTGCGATGCTTGTCCTGCTGCTTGGTTTGCAGGTATTAAAGTGTCATTTACTGTAAATGTTGCAGTTGCAACACCTGCAGCAATTGCAGTTGTACAATCCACATATTTAGTGTGTAAACGACCTTGTTCTGCCCATTTGATAAGGTCAGAGTTAGAAGGCATCTCTGCTCCTACCATACGTAGGAAAGATGCTACTGTTCTATTACCGTAACGCTCGAATTCTTTTTCGTAAGTATCAGGAAGATACTGATTCAAGAAATCAAAGTTGGTAATGTAATTAGTTGATAATGGAACTTGCGATGCACTTGGCTGCAAGTTAAATCCGGGTACTGCTTGTACTGCCATTTTTTCTTTTTTTTAAATTAGTTTATTTACGTTTAATTCGTAGTCCACGACCTGAGTCTTGTCCTACTGCTCGAATAGTCGTTCCTCCTGAAGTAGTGTTTTGAGGAACATTACGTGTAGACATATCAATATTTTTTGTCTTACGCATAACGTCATCAACCGCTTCTGATTTGCCTTGCTCAAAAAAGAACTTAGCAAACTTTTCAGGATTCATAGCTACTGCTAATGCTTTGTGATAACCGACAGGGTCACTTAAAAGACCATCTTCACTTAAAAATTTCTTTGTGAAATTATTAGGGTCCATATGGACTTTCTTTAACTCTGCACCATCTCCGGGAACATAAACAAGTTTTTTGTCATCGTTTAACGCAAACTCAAAACCTTTGAACTCACTGCCGAAAACTTCACTTGTCTTGTCTTTAAACCATTGGTCCCTTTTTTGGTACGCTTCTCCTAAAGATTTTGACTCTTCAATGTATTGTCTATACTCCTTTAATCCTTTTGAATCTTCCTCAGAAATAGATGTACCCATCGACTCGACAGGGACTCTGTATTTTTCTTTTTCAGATTCAAAAAAATCTTTGGCTCTAGCAACCATTTTCTTTTTAGCTAACCTCGTTTTCTTAACGAAAGACTCTTCATCTAACTCTGCGTCATATGAATAATCTTCCATCATCTCATCAATATCTTCTGCATCAAGACCTTTCTCTGTCTGCATTAGATAATCACGAAGTAACTTATCAGGATTAACATCATCAAGGTCTCTGTTAATTTTAACAAAGTCCTCAATGTTTCTTCCTGTTTCTTTTTTATACTTAAAGTAAGCAGCAACATCTTCAGGTAGAGGTTCTGACTCTTCCCTTTCACGAGTAAATTCGTCAAGAGAATTTATTTGCTTACCGTATTTATTTCCTATATATGAAAGAATATCTTCCTCTTTTAATTCTGTATTCTGAGTCGATACTTCTTCCTGTACATTTTCTTGTACATTTTCTTGTTCAGTAGTAGAAAATTCTTCTTCGTGCTTGTCAAGCAACTCTTGCTCAACTTGTTGAACGGATTTTTCCTCTACTATCCCTACTTCTTTTACTTTAATTTCCATATTAGATTTAATTTATATTACAAAGTTACACTAAAATTATTAATATTTTAGACGGTTACCGTGGATTGAACTCTGCAAAATCAAAGCCATCTAAGCTATCCTCATTAGATTCAAAACTCATAGGAGGTAAGTTATTCTTTCTTTGATTAATCAACTTAGACTGTTCTGTATTTTGTTGACTAATCCTTTCAGATTTAGCATCTTCTCTTTGGTCCTCTCTTTGTTGTAATCCTTGCATATCAGCACCTTTCAATTGCATCTGCATTTGGAACTCAACCTGCATCAACTGTTGTTTAAGCATAGCTTCTTGTTTCAATTTCTCAATTTCAAAAGAAACTTCTGCTTGTTTAAGCTGCATCTTACCTTGAATCATTTGCTGCTCTTTTGCCATTGCTGCTTGAGCAGCCATTTCTTGAGCCTGCATTTGACCTTGCTGCTGCATTGCTTGCTTCTGCATTGCCATTTTCTCTTCTCTTGCCTGCTTAGACTTTCTCTTCGCTTTTAGTAGTTGATTAGCAAGTTTAATATTTCTAATTTCTCTAATATCAATAGCATCTTCTAAATCAATACCTCCCTTAGATAAAGCCATTTGAATGTTTTGCTCAAGCATTGCTTTTTGCTCTTCATCAGGAGCAACTTCAATAAAAATACCAAAGTCATAGATGTATAGGTCGCTAATACTATTTAAAATATTGACGTTGTATTTCCCAATTTGATTTGTAAATTCATCTTTAAAGTCAGCATACTCAAGAATGTCACCTACTCTATATGTTAAAGCCTCTGCCATTGTTTTGTATACATAAAGACTTGCGTCAAGTATATGTCTAGTAGCAGTGTTTGAGTTTAGTGCTGCTAATTTCTGTAACCCAACTAAAGAATTAGGGTCAGGCATACTTCCATCTCTAGCTTCATTAAGTCCTGTTACCTGTCTAATTTGACTTAGGTAATGGTTATAATTAGTTAAAAGCATTTGGGTTTTTGCTGCTCCTGAGTTTGCAGTTAATTGTGTAATAGGAACTTTAGCTTGATTGTAATCTCCATCACCTGTATAGCTTCTACCGATAACACTACCTGTTTGGAAATATAACCTTAAAGCATCTTCAGGATTATATGCATTACCATTACCAAGGTCTACTTCGTTTAATCCATCCGCATCAATAAAGACACCATCAGGAACTACACGTGATATAACTTGTTGTAGTTTAAGGTGGGTAATCTGAATTAAATCAGCAAAAGGAATCATTCTTCGAGTCAGTGATTCAATAACACCTTTATACATTCTTGGAGCACAAGCAACATAATTAGGAATGGCGTGTTGAGTTGCAGACTTTGGTCTAACCATATTCTTTGACATCTCCCATTGTAATAAGAAGTTAGTTCCCATAACCATTACTCCTTCATACCAAACATCAATAGTCTTAGAAACTTTTTCAAAGTTCCCTTCATCCATCATTTCATCAGGTGGATTAAAGGAATCATCCTTTTCAACCATACTGACATTACCATTATCTTTTACTTTTTTCTTGTATACAATATTCTTTGTAGTCTTGTAGTTGAAATACATCAACGTAGCAGTATCTCTATAGAATATGTCATTCTGCTGCATTTGTGCTACATTATAGTAGTCATACCAACTTTGACTATACTTAGAGATTTCTTCTAAGTCTTCATTGGTTAGTGTTGGGTCAATCTTTTTTAATTCTGTAATTGATACAGTTTTGATTTCTCCCCAATAAAAACAATCTTTAAAATAAGGGTCTTCTGTATAACTGTAAACCACATTAGCAGGGTCTACATATGACAACTTAACACCCGCACCTTTTAAGAATTCGTGCTTTGCTACCGAAACTCCAAGAACTGTTTGGTCGTAGTCAAGTC